TATCATGTTACTATTGTACAGTATAACTCAAATAAGTCCTAGTATTTTTGGTAAAGTACATCATAGTTTCAACATTGCCCACATTGCTGTTTTTTCCAAATCAGTTTCAAACTCTGGGTATACCTCATCCAATCTATATTTAGGAATATTCATATACCCTTTATTTTCTTTTTTACGAAACATATCTTCTGCGTCCCAAATTGATGCACTAAGCATCTTTGTCTGTAACTTGGCGCCGCGGCGTCCCCAGAATGATACACACTTGTGTCCATCTAAACGAATAATGCCCCAGACTTTATCATGGTTTTCTTGTTTACACCATCCAATATATTCATAGTTCATACTTCTTCCTCTACGGGTTTATCAGCTACGGGTTTATCAGGAATATTTTCTGTATCGCCATCTTGTGCAAACACAAAGCCCATATCCAACATTGTTTCAATTTCAATAGGAGTACAGTGGGCACGAAATACAAACAGTCGGCGAGTAAGGTTATCTTTAGAATAATATACTCTAAAACTGACCCGCACAATATTTAAACGTTGTTCTATTTCTGGCAGTGTAGGACCTTGTGACCATTCGTCAATCAATGATTCTCTGGTCTGTTCAAAATAAAAATCTTGCATCATTTTTTAACTCCTAAAGTCTTTGCTACCTCTTCCAATGCATCTTCTAACATTTCTGTTTGTTCTTTTTTGGATAACTTTGTTAGACCTAAAGCAATCTTTTCTTCATCGGACAATTTCTTCAAAGCCTCACGCCTAGTTTTGGCTACTTGTTTTTTGCGTTCCTCTTTCTCACGTGCCTTGCGATCCGCTTCCTGATGTTTTTCCCACCAATCACGAACCTCATCATCTTTAAGAACCAAAAAATCAGCATAGCCGCTTTTGACCAACTCAGTCATTGCCTTACAGGCAATGCGGGCAAGTTTGTCGTTGTTTGCTTTAAGTTCTTTATATTGCCAACTATCAGTTGGCTCGCCTGAACGATAATCATCCTCATAACTTCTGCAGGGCATAATATTCTCCTTTTATTTCCATGCGTTAAACAAGCCCAACAAACAAGTGACAATTGCCACAATGTTTACTACCAACTGCGGACGATTCTTAACACGAATGGTCCATGTCATAAACATGATTGTACCTAATGTGAATGCTACAATGTTGTAGGGATAAACACTAGGGCCAATTGCATTGCACACGTGTCCTGCGATAATGAATACTGCGCCGGCCCATTGTAGGATATCGTTTAATTTCATTTTACTCCAAATGTGTTTAATGCTGGTTGCAATGTGTTAATCAATTCAGTCTCGCGGCTATGAGCAGGACGCTTGCCTCTCACTACCTCAACAACACCGAATACAAAACGCTCTGCACCTCGTTCACGCAAAGCACGTGACAAACCCCAATCTTTGTTCTCAGTCATAGCACGTTGCATATGCTTTTGCATACGACGGGTAAGTGTCTTACGAACATTACCTGCAAAACAAACAGCAGTCAAACCAATGTAGTACTCAAGTGTTACAGTGTCTTGAATGTAGTAGATGACTTGATTGCGGTCTGTTCTACGTTTGCGGTTGATTTTTGAGTTCATGTAAGTATTATATACCCAAAGTGATTTATCGTCAACCTTTTTGTTTTCTTTGAGTGTGTGTCAGAGTTTGAGGCCAACGATAGAATTGGTCCTAGAGCACCTGACACACAAATGAATACTTAAGTATTCATTTTTATTAAGAAATTCTGTATGTAAAACCCTGTTTGGTTAATACTTTTGTGTAACCTTCACTCTTGTAATCTTGTTCAAGTAGGTCCAATGTCTTTCTATCTTTGACCCTAGGATTTTGTACTTTAATACTAATAAATTTCTTACGAAATTCAATATAAAATTTATCAGCATTGTAGACAAGTTCGAGGCCCAATTTGACTTGCTCGGCCCTAAGTTTTTGACTATCAGAAAAAAGAGAACTATTTACTGCACTACGCATACGTGCATCACGTTCAGCGAACCAAGCAAATTTACCAGCAGATTTGTGTTCAGTTTCTTTTTCAAACATGAATTGCTCCTTTAGTGAATTGATAAATGCATTATATACCCAATCTGATTTATTGTCAAGATTGGGTATATAACACTTTTAGTCTACTTTTGCAAATCCCATGAACATTTCTATGTCATACCAAGCTACTGCTTTAGTATTCATTTCGTAGACAAGCACAGGGTATGCTTCTGTATTAACTTTATCAAAGTTAACAAGTTTCTCAAATTGAGATTGAGATTCATCTTCATCAGACTGGTCCTCAAAAGTGATGTACGCTTTGTTAGTGTTCACAAACATATCAATATCGTAAGACATAATTGGCCCTTTCAAGTGAATAAGATGCTATTGTATACCCAATTTGATTTATTGTCAACAGTGCATTTGTAATACTTTTGTAACATATTCATCACTGCTATCACCAAGATCCTTTTCTTCAGTAAAAAGTACTACATCACCGAATTTTGCTAACTTACGACCGGCAACATCATTGTCACAAACGGCTACTACTTTTCTATTAAGACAAGTAAGCCAGTTGCGTAAGTCGGGACTAGGGTTGTTTGATAGCACTGCTAACGCACTAAAACCACGCTCAGTAAGTCTGGCCGCATCAAATAGACCCTCACACACAAACACGACATTGGGGCTTAAAAACAAACTTTCCACACCCCAAACCGCTAGTGTAGGTTGCTTGCGGTATGTGTAGTATTTTCCTAGCTTAGGATTGTTGTTGGGCTTCTTGTCACCCTCAGGTCTGTATTGTTGATATCCAACCAATTGACCGCTAAGGTTGTATAAATAAAAAGTAGCAACACGTTCAACTTCATCGACCATTGGAAGATGTAAGTCAACATTAAGGTGACGTTCTTTGAGGTGTTCTGTTACTGTTTTCATAACCACAATTATAAACCCAAACTGATTATTAGTCAAGTTAGGAAAACCGATTTATTGTCAAATACCTTGTTCTAGTATATCCATTGCCTGTTGTAGTACTTTTGTTTGTCTGGTATATGCATCATATTCCCAAGGTAAATTCATATACTCCTCATACGTCATTTCATCCGGTAATTTTTTTGTTACGAAAATTCCATGCCAATAGCATTTGTGGTCACGTGTTATCTTCAAATAACCTTTGTGTTTTTGATGTACATGTACTAATTCATGCGCTAATATTTTTGGTAGTGAGTCGAGAGGTATGTTATAGTGTAGGCCAATCCTATTGATGCGATACAAATCTATACCACCGTAAACACTCTCACCTAAGTCATATAAACAGACTTCTAGTATTTCCGGCAACTCAATTGCTTTTGATATGGCTTTGGCAAACGAATCTATGATAGCTTCGCGGTTGTAACTATGTTGATTTGTTTGATAAAAGTATCTAATGTCCACACTTTATTTAGTGGGATCGATATTTTCTTGCTCTGGCTTTACATACTCATAATTTATAGTGTCCAGATTTTCACGAAAAACTATTGCACCATTACGCAAATGAAAACGTCTGGCCACTTCTGTCTTAGGGCTTAATGTAACAAATCTAGTAACACTAGGATAATCACGCTGGATTCCCTTTACTGCCTCAATCAATAACTGTTGTCCTTTGCCACTCTTGTAGCTCCAAATTGTGTAGAACACTGCGGTTGTAGGTACTACTGCGGTAGTCTTTAAATCGTTTGTATTTTCAGGAACAAAATCATGGAAACTAACACAAACCATTGCATCTGGTTTTTCTTCATCAACCAATGCGGCTACCATTCTACCGTCACTTACTCTAAAGTCAGTTGGTATTTCAGGACGTACAGGGTCATCCTTGATGAACTCTAGTAGTTTGTCTGTTAGGTCTTTGATAAAATGTAGCATATGTGTATTTATACATTACACATAAAATGCTAATATTATGTGTTATAAATTTTAGCTAAACTTTGTTTAACTAATTTTTCACGTTCTTGTTTTGTTCGTGCACCTAATACAGTTATGTTATACAATTGATTATTAGAATACAATAGCATAGTTATACAAAACCCTGCGGCATTTGTAAAGCCAGTCTTTATAGTTATCAATCCTTCATGACCAAAGTAACGACTAGTGGAATTACCAGCAACAACTTGTGCCTTAGGTTCTTTGACTGCTTTTCTTTTCTTTTTCTTTTTAGTTTTTTTGTTATTTTTTGATAGTTCAACTGGTGATACTACACGTTGTGTTTGTGCGGCGTGCTGTACTATAGTGTATTCGCTTACTGCTTTGGTTAGTTTTATTATATCACCCACTGTGCTATGATTCATTGGGCTAAGTCCAGTCGGTTCAACAAATCCAGTTTGATGCATACCTAAAGTTTTTGAATTGTTATTCATATGATATATGAAATGATTCATTCCCCCTGGAAAATTTTCTGCCAGAGTTATTGCGGCTAAGTTGTCACTACTGACCAACGCCAAATTAATCAATTCTTGTCGAGCAAGGATCATTCCTTTGCGTAACTTAGTATTTACAACCTTGTTACCAGTGACAGTAAGTTTCTCATCCATGTTTTGATTATATTGTAATACTGTGTATACAGTCATTAACTTGCTTATACTAGCAATGCTAACTTCTTCACAGTACAAAGATCCATGTAATACGGTATCATTTGTTACATTGTACACTACGCTATTAGGATGTGCAAAACAGACTAAAGGTAGGAATAATAAAGATATTAAAATTTTACGCATAGAATATTTATTGTAGCAGGATGCTATCAGAATAACACTATAATAGGATAACCGCAAACCCTATAAATAGGCCTAAACTGAATCCCACGACGGAGAACCATAGCATAAGCAATAAATATAACCAAGTATTTTCTATCCACTCAATATAGTTCATATAGTATTTAGCCAAAAAAATAGACCCCGAAGGGTCTATTTACATTGTAGGACCGTTTCCTGATTTGAATCCTACTTCCCCACCTTCGTCTTTGATGCGTTTTATAACATCTTCAAACAATATAGGACGAAAGTCTGTTTGTTCTACGCATACACAATGATATCTTGGATCAATTTCATCACTGTACAACATAGTGCTAGTCTTAACATCATATCCACGGGGCTTTTTAACACGATTGGCGTGCAAATGACCATGAATGTTGACCCCAAAACGACCCAAACTTTCTTCATGTACCGGGATATGACTCAATATCATACCGTTCATAACATGATAGGCTCGCAATTCACGAAAATATTCATTGTATTCAGTGTCACGGAATATATCATGGTTACCACGAATCAATACCTTGTCACCGTTCAAACGATGTAATGTCTTTAATGCCTTGCGGTTAATAACAACATCACCCAAGTGATAAACTTTATCGTTCGGGCGAACAGTTTCGTTCCAACGCTTGACCATTTCTTCATCCATTTCCTCAGGACTATCCCATGGACGTAACTTGGTTACACCATCATTGCGTGTGAATTTACATACACCCATGTGTCCAAAGTGTGTGTCACTAACTAAAAATACACTAGGCATATTAAATTCTCCAAATTTCTTTAAAACCTTCTTCTAGGGTAGGCTCTTCCCAATTATCAATCATTCTTTGCACAACATCCCAAGGGACTATTTTTCCACTAGATTCTCTACTAGCCAAACGTTCCTTCAATACTGCTACTGTAGGAGTTGAAAATACAACTGCAACATGCCAATAGTCAGGTAACATATAAAACTTTTTAGAACGACTAGCAATAGTAGTACTAGTTTGATCCCAGATTACATCACGACCTGCTTCCCTTGCGGCAACAACTTCCTTAGCCATTAGGTACACTGCTGTGGGCATGTAATCCTTAAACACTTCTTCATAAGTCTTACCTTGTTCTTTGGCGTATGCTTCTACATGATGGTCAGTGGAAACATATTCCATACCAGCAAGCCAGTTTTGCTTCCAAATCCAAGTACTCTTACCTGCACCCGGTACGCCAATTAATTGATAGCACTTGTTCATAACCGTTCCCTCTTCACTCTACCAATACGGCTTGCTTTGTTCCATGTGTATGCGATACCATCTGGTGTCTTTCCGTTTTCAACGCTATCAACACCAAACTTACCTGCGACTTCAAATCCACTACCCTTGATTACAACAAATGAATCTAATGTCTTGGCATAGTCCATTGCCAAATCAAGTGTAGCAAATTCTTTTTCAATCTCATTACATTCTACAACAAACAATTAAATATCACCTTTATAATTCTTGGGTACAATCAATCCACTGTCTAATGTTACCCCATTGATAGTATGGGGTTCATTCTCATCATACGTCAAACCCAACACATCCATCATTTTATGTTTCACTAACAAATTGGGACTACGATAATCTTCCGTATCATCAAAACCCATCATTACACCAACCTCTACGACTGCACCACTACGACATACACCGGCAACACAATGCACAATCACATTACTACGATTAAGCAATGCTTGCTTTAGTAGTATAACCAAACTCTTTGCTTGGTCATCAGTAATTTTCATTTCTGGTTCAATGCATTTATCATCACGTTCCAAATCTAAGAATTGAAATTGGTGAACAGTATTAAACTTGTAATGAGGTTCGGGGAACTCCATACCACAATCAACAATCTGAATCAACAGGTTGTTGGGTCCTGGATCATAGTGTCTACCTTTTTTGATATCACTCAATGCTACATTTTGAATCCACGGCATGTTATTCTCCTTCATTAGAGTTATTATAAACGATTTTGGGATTATTGTCAAGCGCAAATAAAAACGCCCTAGATGCGCTAAATGTAAACTAATTAATTAAAGAACGATTGAGTGTGTAAACTCTATATAATGCGATGTTTGTCTAGGGCGTTTATATAAGCACACAATATCTCTTTCGCTTAGTAGAGCCTGTCTTATCGGGCAGGGTACTGATATGGTATACTTATATAAACAGATGCCCTGAGGCATCTGCTACTACTATTTAGCTTATGCTAAATCGTATCGTGCCTTCATAACGGTCTTCAACATGATTGCTTCCGGTGAGAAGTCATCCAAGTTGCCAGTTAGAATACTTTGTGCAATTGCTGGGCTAAATCCTGAGACTAGCGCAACACCTGCCTTGTTAAACTTAACTGGACTGTTACCGTATGCGGCGTTCAAGTTCCAGAACACAACCTTTGGGATTGTGTAGCCAGCACCTTCGTACTTACGTGCAATCATTTCGATTGCGGAGTCATCGTGAGACACCCCAGAATCAAATTGCATATCGCTGAAGATAACGATTGTACCTGGCATTTCTGCTTGAGGAACATTGTTATCAACTGCTGTCTTAAGCACTAAATCAAATGCCTTGTTCAAGTCGGTGTTAGCGACTTCACCAGTGTTCATTTGGTCAATCTTTTGATTGATGTTACCCTTTAGAGTAACTAGCTTTGGAGTACGACTGAAAGTCAAGAATGTATCCTTGAACTTACCAGTGTTCTTGTCAGCAAAGTACAATCCCAATGAGATTGCAACATCCAAACAAGACAAAGTACTCTTGCTACTACGACCACCAGCAAGACAAGTCATTGAACCTGAACTGTCAACCATTGGCAATACATCGGCATCGCCAACAAAGTTAGGTAGTGCATCCCATTGTGCTTGCAATGCATCCAGTTCAGTCTTAGTCATTGAACTACGGCTGTACTTGTTGATAGCACCCTTCAACACATCGTATGGAAACACTGCACCAGCGTTAATCTTAACACCGGCTTCGCCCTTAACCAACTTAGTTACGTATTCAGCATAGGTTGTACCATGACGACCAAATGCCTTCTTGTAACGTGCATGTGCCACTGAAGGAACATGGTTGTAGTTGATGTTATCCCAATCGTTAGAACACATTTGTGTTTCAACAACATTAGTTAGAGCAACAAGGCTTTTACGATATTGCTTTGGAGTCATTCCAAAGAATTCACGGATTTCACGTGCAACATCACCCTTACGAGGAGTCCACTTTGCAGCCAATCCATTACGGTTACGCAATGCATCTCCTAACATAGTGAATGCTTGTGCCTTAAGAGGCTTAGTCTTAAACACTAGCAAGTCATCGTAACGACCCAATTCAGGAACCTTAACCAATAGACGGCTAGCGTCTTCTGGGCTAGTTAATTCCAAGTGAATTAGAACTTGTCGGAACAATTCACGTTCGCCGGATCCACCACGTGCATCACGTGCCCATTGGACAATACGCAATGCTAGGTCAGGATTTTCCACATAGGCCGCAGTGAATGCAGGGATTATGTTCTTTCCACGGCTTGCACCGATGTTATAGAACAAATCAACGCAGGCATTTGCGGTTGACTTAAGTGCCTTCATACCGTTTGTGGTACGGGCTTCTTGGTTTGCTACTGCTTCTACAAATGTTGACATAGTGTACTCCTTCCTTGTGTGTGTTATGCAACAGGATGCGCTTTTGGTTTCATTTATGATTGAAATTTTAAAGTTGCTGAATGCATCCTAAAAAAGAATTATATCACTGTTTTGATATAATGTAAATTGATTTTGGGTAAACGGGATGTTCGTGCTAATTTGTTTATTTTCTGGTCTGGCCAATCATAGCACCCAGACCCTATCAACAATTCATGTTGCCTATCTAGTAATTGTGTCTGCTACTAGCAACATAGAAAGTCTTTCCAATCTGTCAACTATTCCATCGCCGCTTAGTTTTCTAAGAATCTAAGAGTATTTCTACTGTCCTTCGACCAACTTCAATAGTAGTGACGTTAGTTGTTTAAATTGCTGAAATCATCCCATAAAAAATGATTGCAGGATCGTTGTTGACTGCTTTTATTTTACACAGGCCATCACTCTGTGCTTGTTAGTCTTGCTTCAATAATACCCTTCAACGCTCGGTGTTTTTACGCACTCTACTCCAGTTACTACCACAGTGTCTAACAGTTCATAGTATGATTATGATTGCTGTACCGATCCTAAAAATTAATCATTCAATACGTGTATTGTATATGAATTTGTGTTTGCCGTCAATGTATTTTGGGCAAACTGTTTGGTGGAAGTGGTGAGATTCGAACTCACGGAACACGTTAGCATTCGCTGGTTTTCAAGACCAGTTCCTTAAACCACTCGGACACACTTCCTTATCTTTTTGTTTGTTTTACTTTTTCAGTTATTGTTTCTGAACAAAATACTGCATTTGTCCTGAAAGTTTTATATACAGTAACCTTATCACCGTCTCTGCATTTATACTCACAAACTTGCATTCCAGTTTCAGTGGTACTTTTCTTGGCCAAATCACATTTGGTAGTTATTGTTGTGTAGGGTACAGATTTATTTGCTACTATAGATGGTGATTCTATATTAACATTGATATTAAGATTTTTTGGAACCAAAGGTGCTAGTATAGTTGTTGTGGTTGCTAACCCTATTAACACCTTGTTTATTGTTTTCATTCTTATTCATGTTTACACATCTAATAGATATTTACTTTGAATAAGAGTGAGTAGAGATAGCATATTAATGGTGGAGGTGACAGGGATCGAACCCGCGACCTACTGGTTGCAAACCAGTCGCTCTCCCAATTGAGCTACACCCCCATAATTCTTAGTAGAACTTTTTAGCCTTAGGCTTTTCGTCCTTAACACGTTTGAGATATTCACGACCTACCAAGCCTTCTTCGATTTCTCTAAGTGCCGTTACAGTAGGCCCGTTAATTGTCGTGAGTTTAGCACGATGACCGCTTTTTAATTCACGTACACGCAGGCTTGCAATAAGAATCAAGTCATAACGATTACCTACTGCGGCTGCAGCCTCTTCACTACTAATTCGTGCCATATATCTCTTTCTTTTAATTTGGAGCGGGTAGCGAGAATCGAACTCGCAAATAAACCTTGGCAAGGTTTCAGGTTACCTTTACATCATACCCGCATACTCTTGGTGCATCGTGAGAGGGTCGAACTCCCGACATTCGCCGTGTAAAGGCGCTACTCTACCACTGAGTTAACGATGCTCATTCTTTTTTATAGAAAACAACATCTTTTGTTGTTTTCATATATTGTACACTATTTATTTTTTTAAATCTAGTATCTAATTCACCGAAAATATCAAATCCATCATCATTCCACACAACATATCGGTTGCTATCTACATCGCTAGGAACATAACGTTTATTTTCATTTACTAGAACAAAATAACCACCTGGTTTTAATACTTTAAAAATATTGTCAATTTCTAATTTTGGATTCTCTACATGTTGTAACACAAATGTAGCAATGCAAACATCAATAGAGTTTTCAACCGTGTAAGTTTTTAATGGTTCAAACTGCTTTAAGTTGGCAACGTATAGTTTAGCATACGTAAGCATACTATCACTAATGTCAGTTCCTACAACTTTACAACTGAACTTGTCAATAAGTTTTTTGCTTACACGACCCATACCACAACCAAAGTCTAATACAATTGAATCCTCAACTATAATATTTTGTTCCGCAATTGTCTGAACTAAAAAGTTTGTTTCATTGTCAAACTTTTTTGGGTCATCTGGGTCACTAGTTAACACAACATGTTTTGCATGTTCAAATGTTGATACGTCAAAAACTTCTTTGATGTAGGGCATTTATTTTCCTTGACCTCTATATCTTTTAAATGAGTTAGCACGTGATTTATTCATTGCACTAGTCTTAGGACGTCCGCCACCTTGACAGGTTCGTTTGACTACACTTTTACGTTCTCTACCGTTAATAAGTTTTGCCATTATCCAGTCCTCTGAATCAAGTGATAACCAAACTGAGTTTGAACAGGTTGACTTAATCCACCAACTTCTAAATTAAATGTAGCATCTTCAAACGGCTTAACCATTTGACCTCGACCAAATACTCCTAAGTCGCCGCCATTTTGTCCGCTTGGACACTTGCTGTGCGCCTTTGCTAATGCACTGAAATCTTCACCATTGTTTTTAACTTTGATGTATAAATCCATTGCATCACTAAGTGATTCTACTAAAATATGTTTTGCCTTAACTTGCATTTTTTTCCTTTAAATTTTTGGTCGGAGTACAAGGATTCGAACCTTGGACCCCCTGGTCCCAAACCAGGTGCGCTACCAGACTGCGCTACACTCCGATATTTCTCTTCCTTAAAATCATTCCAACATAAGTGCCACAAAATGCGCCCATGCCTGCTGGAATAAGTAACCAATAGTTTGTAGTGTAATTGATAACTGCTATACAGGCAGTTATAAACACAACTGTTGCCCACAAACTAGCTTTTATTACCTGCTCCTCTTGTATTGATTTCAAGTAGTAAGTATAAAAGATATCAGTGAAAAACACAGCAAAAAAGGTTAAAATATATTCTAGCATTTAAATGATTGGTTGCGGAGGCTGGATTCGAACCAGCGATTCTTGGCTTATGAGACCAAGCGGATAACCACTTCCATACACCGCGATATATTTATTTGTGTTTAGATGGTGCTTGATAAAAGATTTGAACTTTTGACCTCTACCGTGTCGAGGTAGCGTTCTACCCCTGAACTAATCAAGCAAATGTTTAAGTTTG